TGCTTTTGTTACATTGACACCACCAATATGTACTTGAAGAGTGTTTGCTCCTCCAGCAAATGTTACTTTAGTATCAACCTTAACAGAATCAATCAAAGAACCTATTGGAACTACTGTGCTAGAAACTAATGTATGAGGAGATCCAGCTGTTGTTGCTGTATCTACCATAGCACCTGCTCTAGTATCATAGATTCCAACAACGTACTTTTTTTGTATATTATTTGTTGTTGCCATAAGTTAAAATTTTTTAAAGTTTATAAATTAATTAATTTGTTGTTGTTTTCTTTTATTAATTTTCTTCCCATCTTTTTTCTATTGTTTCTTTCCATACTTCTTCTATTGCAAGTACTTCAGAATTTGTAGTATTTTTTATTACTTCATCAACATATGCTAATGCTTCTTCTTTTGTAACACCGTTTAATTTTTTTGCCATAATTATGTAATTTGTCCATTATCTAAATTCATATAATCTGCTGGTAAAAAATAACCAATAGTTACAGCAACTGATCCAGCTGTTGTTGTATCTGAAAATAAAAAATTAATTACTCTATTATCATCTGTTATTTTTTGCGGAATAGGTGTAGGATTTACTGCACTATTAACTACCTTATAATCATTCCATGCTACAGCACTATTAATTTCATTACTTCCTACTTTAATTTTTAATGTAGGTGTTCCTCCTGAAACTACTGTTCTTACATTTTCAACTGTAAGATCTACAATTATAGCACCTAAAGGTAAAGATTTTGTTGTTTTAGGAGTTATTGCTGCTGTACCACCATCCACAAAAAAATCCCAAACTGCTGACGCATATTGTTTTTGTCTATTTACTACTGGAGTTATTTTAAATGCCATAATTTAATTATTAAATTCGTTTAAATATATTACCACTTTTTCTTGGTAGTTTTCTTGATGGTCTTTTTTTAGGTTGCTCTTCTTGAATAGCTCCAGCAGTTCTTTTACTACTCTGTGCTGTTTTAAGTTTTCTAACAGTTTCTTCAACTGATTTATTAGCTCCTAATTTCATTATATTATTTTTGTATCCTTTTGGATCTGCAAGTAACCATAATGCTTCTGTTACTAACGGATAGTTTGGTTCAGTAAACTGATACTTTTCTAATAAATGACCTAACAAGTTTGTATTTTGTCCACTAATTGACGGATAAGCTGGATTTACTAATCCATTATATATAAATGATTGTGTTTTTTTATCAACCTTTATATTACCTACTTTACCATCTTTTAATGAATTATATACATTTTGCATATAATTTTTAGATGCTTGTTCTTTTTGTTTCTTTTTCATATCTTGTTCTTGCAATTTTCTTGCAACAACTTTTTCTTGCATCTTATCTAATTTAGGTTTAAACTTCATAGCCTGTTGTTCAAGCTTTCCAAGATCTTTCCATACTTCAATTTCTTCTTGTATTTCTTCTGCATTACCAAAACCAGTAGCACCTAAGTACTCTCTAATAATACGTTCTTGATCTGCATCTTTTTTAACATCTAATGCTCTATGTTCTTCAACATGAGCTAATGCTCCAAACATACCTTTAAGATCTGTTCCTCCATCTGCAACATATCTTGCTGCTATTTGAAGTTCTTGTGGCAAACTGTCAAAGAACTGTTTTGGAGTTTCCTGTCTAACTGCTCTTGTTCTTTCATCTAAATTAGCTTGAATTAATTCTTGCAAATCTTTTGCAGAATATTCATCAATTTCTTTCCCATCATCAAAAGCAAAAAGTTTTTCATCTTCAATTAATTTTTTAAAGACATCTCCTACCCCATCTATTGATTTTCTTCCTCTTGTTTTTTTAGGTTCTTCAATTTCTTCTTTTTTTTCTTCAACATTATCACCTAAAATTTCATCTATTTGTTCTTTTGAAACTACTTCTTTTTTAGTTTCCTGTTTTGTTTCTTCAGTAGTTTCTGAGTTATCATCAGTTGACTCTTCAGTTGTAGTTTCTTCTTTAGATTCTACTGTTGGTTTATCAATAAAAGACATATCTACATCTTTTTTTCTACTAAATACGTTAGGTTTTTTTACTTCTTCTTCTGGTAATGCTACTGAATCTGCTCCAGGTGCTCCATTAAAGATTTCACTAAGGTCAACGTCTACCTTTTCTACTTTAGTTTCTATATTTTTTGTATCAGCCATAATTCAATTGGTTTTAAAAATTAATGTTACATATATAATATACAAAAGATTTTTTATTAAACCTTAGAAATTTTAAAATTGTAAAATATTTTTTGTAGTATATAGCTAAGTATGTTTAATATGTTTTATAAAACACTTATTATTGTTTTTCTAAGTAACCAACAGTTAAAGCAAAATGACCACCATCAAACTCACCTGGAAACAATACTATGTGTAATTCACCTTTAAATCTTCTAGTTGCATTTAAAAAAGAAAGATTATAAACACCTGCTGCATAAGAAGCAGGAAGAAAATTAGTAAGACTACCATAAGTTGTATCTGCCTGAACTAGACATAAAGGTGCTGCTGCAACTGCTGTAACAGGTTCTATTATTTCAAGCGTTAAAGAAACTGCAACATTATCAGGAGATGCAATAGCAGGATGTAATGCATTTTTATATCTAAAAACACCTGTGGAAACCATATTACCATCTGTTTTTTGATTCCATGTAATTGTTTTGTACTTTACTTTTCTTTCTGTAATAGGTGTAACTTTAAAACTCATTATTTTTTATCTTTAGATTTACTTTGAACATCATATTTATTTTTATTCTCTCTTGCTATTTCTAAATTAGTAGCAGCAATTTGACGTTGTGTATTTAATTTTTCACGTTCAATTTCCATTTTAGATTTATTTAAAGCTTCTTTTTGAACTGACTCTTCTCTTTTAAAATCCATTTGTTCTCTATACTGATCTCTTTGAGTCATATCTTTCATAGCATCACGAAAATCACTTTGTTGATTTTGATCAATGTCACTTTGTGCACCATATCCAGCAGCTCTAATTTCAGCAACCATAAGATCTTTTTTACGTTCTTCTGCAGATTCTGATTTTGTAAATTCACGTTCAGCTGCTTTTTCTTGAGCTTGAGCTTGTAATTGTTGTTGTTGCATTTCTTGTTGTTGTTTCATTTGCATTTGTTTTTCAGCTGCTTGTTTTTCTTCAGCACCTTTAAGTATATTACTAACTTCAGCAATTGAATCAGCTTTAATAATACTACCAAGATCAAATATACTTGCTCCAGTAGTATTGTTTTGCATAGCCATTTGTTTTAATTGATCTAAAATAGCTCTATGATTTGTTTTAGTTGTACAGAAAATATTAAAATCTCTCATCATTAATTCTGTACCATTAATAGTAAAGTTTACTTTTTCTGCTTCACTAGATATGTAATTAAGTCTTACACTTGGTTTAGTACTATGATAGTATTGAGAAAGGTCTGTTCTCATTTGATGTACTCTAGGCATAAGATTATCTGAATGTTGAATAAAATACATTTCAGTTTGAGAATAAGATGATTGTACAGCTTGTTGTACACCTGTTGCAGTTTGTCTAGATACTTCTTGCCCTAATCTTTGAGGATTAACACCAATAGCTTCAAATGCTTGTTGTTTAAAATGATTAGCTAATTGTATTCTAGACATTATTCTATTTGTTTGTTCTAGATTTAAAGTTTGGTAATGATTAAAATTTGTAGCATTTTCAGTATTTGTTATAGAAGTATCTAATGGTAACATACCAAAATCCTTCATTGCTACATATGCTTTTGCCATATTATTCTTACCCCAATCTTCTCCCATTGAATGACGTGGTAATGCATTCTGATCAAACATAATTACAGTACCTAGTTCATCTACAAGTATATCAGCTATCTGATTATTAACCATATTATAACCAACCTGATATGCTTTCATAAGATCAACTAAAGAAGTGGATTTAGTGTTTCTATCAGAAAATACTCTACCCTCAACTGGAAGTTTACATCCATAAAGATTGTTATCACCTTTAAATTGAAATTCTATTCTACCAGGTTTTTCTTTATTGATACCTAAATAAACAGGATCAAAATCACTAGTTGTTTCAGTTCTCCATGAGTTAGGTAAATTTCTACCTATCTTAACTCCACCCCATACTTCATTAATCCATATCCAGTCCACATGTTCTCCTTCTATAAGATTATCTTTTGTTTTGTTTTTAAATAATGTAGTATTATAAGTTGGTTTATGTGTCTCTTTCCAATTCTCATCTATAACTAATTGTTCTACTTCACCATCTGTCATTACTCTTGTAAGATGTCCAACTTTTCTTTGTGTTTTCCAATATATTGTTGAAACTCTTAACATTTCAGAATTTCCTAATGTTTTAAAATCTTCACCTTGATTTAATATTTCAGATACAATATCACCACCACCTCCTGGATTAGTTGCCCAATTTGTCATAAATTGTCTGTACGCTAATGATGGTGCATTTGTATTCCATTTATGACTTTTAGTTGGATCATAAAAAGAGCCATCATTTTGAACAGGATTATTCATATATATTGCTGATTTAGCAGGATGAATTGCTTCTAATGATTCTAATTGTTTTTTAGACATTAGATATCCATATTTATCAATAACGTCTGATATAGTTAACATTTCACATTTACCAACATAATTAGAATCAGATATGTATCTAGTATCTGGAGACTTTTGATAAAATGTTAATACAGGATTCCAAAGTTCTACTTCATAATCATCTTCCATCATACGGAAATGCCAAAACTCTCTATCACAAACAAGCATATCTTGAAATGCTCTTTCTTCAAGTTCTTGCATTTTAAATCTTTCTTCATCAACTTTTAATTGATGAGAAGCCCATTCTTCTACTAAACTTCTATAATCTTTTTGAAAAAATTCTTCTATTTCAGGTAATGATTTTAATTGTGCTGGAGCTAATTTTTCTTTAGCTTCTTCTGACATAGGATCTAATCCCATTTCAATTAATTTTTGAGTAACTTTTTCAGCAGCATCTGCTAATAAATTTTCCTCAATCATAGATCTTTTTTGCTCAATCATTTCATTATATGATAGATCATCTACTGCTCTAAATTGTACTCTAGAAAATCTTTTAGAAAACTCTCCTGTTAAAACATTTACAACATTTGGTATAATAGGATAAAATTTTAATTCTAATGCTGAGTCATCTTCTTCAGTTAAAACATCCATTAATTCTTTATACTGATTATCTTCTTCAACTATATAATCAGTTTTATCAATAATACCTTTAGCTAATTTATAATTTTTAAGTATTTTTCTAGAGTTCCCTCTTAGAAAATTCATACCTTGTTGCTCTAACCAATCTAAATTCCAAGCAGCCCAATCTTTTGTTTTTCTTTTAGCAGATAAAAATTGTATAGGTTGCGTCAAACTTGATGTAGCAGGATACTTTGCTTCTTTGGCTTTAGCACCATTTTTTAATTGTAAAGCATTAAATATTTTCATATGATTATTTCTTTAATGTGTAGCTAATTTCAGCTTTTCCAAATGATGTAAAAGTTGTCCATTTTGGAATAAATCCTGTTGAAGAAGTTTGCCAATAGTTTTTCATTTATTTTATATTTTTAAATGCAGACTTTTTAAATTTAGTAGATTTAGATTTTTTTCCTCTACCCAAATTTTTAAAAGCCCTCATATTTAATTTATACAAATTTTTAGACTTTTCCAAGTTATCTCCTGACATATCACTCTCTTTACGCTTTAAATACCCTCTATTTGATTGTTGTACCTTTGCAAATGCAACTAATGCAGAAAAAGCTACCATTCTATCCACATTCAATCCAGGAAAATACTGTGACATTTCAGTAAGCAACATTGGATCTGGTATTCTATCAATTCCTAATGTTTGAGATATAACTTCTCCATTATCATCTAACTCTTCATCAATAGCTTCACGCACATATTCTAAAGCATAAGATATTAAATGACTTTTAAATAATGTTCCTGTATTTTTCCATCCATATTCTTGAAATACATTTTGATTAGATCCAAGATCTTTTAAAAATAAAATTTGTTGTTTTGGTACTAGATATTTTTGTTTTTTTCTAGCTATCATATGCTGAATAAATAGTGATATATTATTCTCAACAATTGTCCATGCTTTATACCATTCTATTATTAATTCTAATTGTTCATGTGTTTTATTTATATCATCATATCTACCACACCAAGATGCAACTATTTTATCTTTCTCTACAAAAGTTTCAGGACCATCTGGTGTTTCTCTAGTTATTTCAACAGGATTTTTATAAACAAATATACTACATAAAGAATCTGATGTAGTAGTTTTACCTTCTGACACAGGGTCAATAGATGCATAATACATTCCAAATCCTGGATTTTTTACAGGTCTTTCCCATACAACTAATGATCCAGTTTTATCTTCCATTTTCTTTTTTACTGGAAAATGAGATATTGGAAGTTTTTTTGTTCTTTTAGCAATGATACCTTTTTGATCTCTTTCTAGTTTTATAAACTCATAAGAGTATTCTTTGTCTTCTATTTTTTTTAATTGTTTTGCAATAATACCTTGTGGAAAAATTGATGCTTGTCTATATGCAAAAGCTTCTGCAATATCAATAGGTTTTTGAGATATACGTAATTGATATTGTTCTGGTGATAAATCTTTTTCCCATTGACCTCTTTCATTTCTGATAGCTTCTAAAGCTTCATTAACTTTAGAATTACCAAATTTATCAATGTATGGAGGCATTGACCATTGCTCTGGAATAAATAATCCAGCAATACCTATAGTTCCTTTATCATCCATAAGATCTGTTTCTACAGCATATATATCATTTGCTTGTGGATTAAGTATCATTTCTTTTAATGGATTGCATTGATCAAGATCACCCACTGATCCAGCAGCAATAAACATGCCTGTAGTTATCATACCTGATGTCATTGCTGGTCTAATATATTCATATGTTTGATCCATCTTAGGGGCAATACCAGCTTCTTCATGAAAGAAGTAAGTACAAGGTCCACCTACACCAGTTGTTGGATTTTTTTCAAAAGATGCACCTTGTATTTTAGACATAAGTCCTTTGTTAGTTTTTCTATTATTTATTCTTACTTCTATTTTTTGTTCCCATAATAAAATCTTTTCAGGTGTACATGGTCTATACCATGCAGTATGTTCATTTAAAAATGTTTTATATTCATCAAGAAATTTCCATGAACCTTTATCATTAATATAATCTTTAAGTGATGCACCTATTTTACATATAGATCCTTCTTCAAACCAAAATTGATTTAAAATTTTAGCCATATGAAAATAAGAAGATGCTATTTGTCTTTTTTTAAGTATAGCAACATGTTTATAATGTAATTCTGCTAATACTTCATATAATGCCATATGATATTGAGCATCTCTTACTTTTGCAAAACCATATTTTTTTTCTTCTTTATCAAAAATTGGTAAAAAATTTAACCACATATAATAATCTCTACTTAAGTAAAAAATATTTTTTTTACCATGATATATTACACCATTTTTACATTTATTTTTTTGATCATTCCAATAATTTATATAGTCTTTAGATCTAAATGGTTTGTCACAATAAAAACCATCCCTATCAAATTTTTTAGCTTCATCATTAAATAAAAGGGCTACTTCATCAAAATTATATTGACCTGGTTCTTTGAAAAGAGTTATAATATATTTTTTAAAATCTTCATGAGTTTTAAAATCAGTGGTACTCCACTTTTCATTTTTATATGTTGCAATAGATTTATACATCCTGTATTGCCCATATATCTTGTTGTTTTAAAAGAATATGATCTTCATCCATATGAGAAACTTTTACAGGTTGAATAAATTGATTAAAGAGAACTACTTCTCCTTCATATATTCCTTTTACATCTTCTCCAACTGCTACTACTGTACCTCTATCATCTTTTTCTTGTGATGATTCTGGAATATAAATTCCTGTATTACCATAAGTAGTTTCTGGTTTATGTTGTTTTACTAGGATTCTATCTCCTACTGGTCTAATTGTTGCCATATTAATTTAGTTTTAAAGTTGATCATAAGCTAACCCTTGTCCACCGCGGACTTGGCTTTTTTGTTCATCCTTCATATCATTATATGCACCTTTAAATGATTGTCTAATTTGATCAAATTTAGCTGCTGTATTAACTAATGAAGTTAAGTTTCCATCTCTACCATGTTCAATAGATGTAGTTTCCATATATCTTGCCAATCTATCTAACATTGTTTTTATACCTTTATATGCTCTATATGTAGGTGTATGATATAAATCTTCACAAAGTTTAATTGCATTTCTTATAGATTCATCTTCAGTTGATTCTTCTAATCCTATTTCTTCTATAATCATATCTTCTTTTTCATGTTCAGGCATATTAAAAAAAGGATTCATATCTGGATCTGGACAAGTCATATAAAATATAAATAAATATACTGACATATATGTATCAGGATATTTATCCATAAGTCTTTTTAAGCTTTTTATAGAGTAACAATGTTCTGAAGGAATCACTTTACCATTTTGCACATCAAATAATTTTACTAGCATTGTGGGTTATCTTTTAACCACATTACTAGACTATCTATTTCATCTTTTAAATATGGTAGGTTATACATCTTTATTTCTTTTATTATTGGTTCTCCTTGATCATTTTTTTTACCTATTGGATATCCAAACTTATTTTCACCTTCATTTTCAAAAGTTACATGTTGTATTTGTAATTTTCCTATTTTAAGTTTAGGATTATGTTTTTTAATAATGTATGCATATAAACTTAATTGAAGATTATAGTGGCTAAGATTGCAATCATCTAAAGCATTTACTGGTTTGAACATTTTTGATGTTATTCCTTCCCAGTTAGTAAATCCTTTTTCTTTTATTTCTTTATTTGTTTTATAATCAAGAATATTTATAGTACCATTTACTATACTTACTAAATCTGCTTGACCACAAACACTTAATGATTTTAAGTAAACAAAATGTTCAGGATATACACCATCAGAAAGTTTTTGATCTGGAGCCATTTTAATACCTTTAGCATCTACTATAGGTCTTATTATTGGAACAATAACACCATCTCTTTCAATACTTTTAAATTCACAAAGGTTTTCTTCTCTTTGATTATGGTACCAATTACCTAAATCCATAGCTCTCTTAGATTCATTATTCCAAGCATTTAAAATTTCTTTTGGTTTCATACCATACCATTTTGATCTTTTATTTTTAGATGATTTTTTAGCTTGTTTTTCTGCATTAAATTTAGGTTTAAACATACCTATAAATGATGTTACACTAGTCCATTTAATTTGATCTTTTTCAAGATGCTCATCTAAACTTTGATATATATGACCATCTTCTTTAAATATTACCGGCATCTCTTTTTGCTTTATTTTTTTCATACTTGAGCTTTTGTTCAGCTCTTAATTTTTCTAATTTTTTCTGATGTTCTTGTTTAGCTTCATGACCAAAATATATTTGTTTTTTTAATTCATCTTCCATCTTAGGAGTCATAATAGCATCCCATCTTCCTTTAGGGCAATCTGATGACATAGATCTTATTTTTAAACTAATACTACATCCACAATCAGAACAACAAGGTTTACTTCCTGGTACTGCACAACTACTTCCTTCTCTATCTAGAAGAGGACATACTTTACATTCCATCCATCTTAGTTGTGCTACAGCTTCAACATCATCTTTTTTAAATATTTTATTTTTTATACCTTCAGCAATTTGGCTTAAATTACCTAATGCACCTAAAAGTTTATTTATTCTCATTTTTAAATTTCTTTTTTTCTTTAATATTAATTTCTATTTTATTTAATAATTTTTCCATTTGTTTTATTTTTTCATTTACTGGTATTGATTTATCAAATCCATCAAATGTCATTTTTTGCAAATTACCTAATATGTCTTTTTGTCTTTTAATTGCTTTTTTTAATTTATTATGCCTAATTGAAAAAGTACCTAAATTAGGAACATTAATTTTTGCATGTTCTAGTTCAGATAAATTTTTTCTTAATTTAGCATAAAAGAAAAAAACAAAATCTGATACAAGATCTTTATGTACCTTAGCTTCTTCAGCAATATCTTGATAAAAATTTTTATATTTTTTTGGATTCAATTCCTAAAATTTTAAAATCTAAAAATAATGTTCCTTCAGTTTGAATATTCATAGCAGGATTAAGAGAAATTGTTTTTTTATTTTTTCCTTCTTTAATTATTAAACCTTTTTTTTCTGCTTTTGATAAAGCATTTCTACATGATTGTGAACTTTTAAATATTTTTAATTCAGATATTTTTTCACAAAATGTAGTTAATTCAATACCTTCCATTAATGATAAAGAATATAAACAATTTAAATCAGATAAACTTATCTGTATATTATTAAAAAAGCAGTAGGTAAGGATTTGGTATTGTATTACCTCACCCTTACTTACTTGTGCTTTTTTTTCTATTTTATTTACTATAGCCATGTTTTTGGTATATCTTTACTTTCAATTAGCGTATATGTAAAACTATTACTCCAAGTATCTCTAGCTTTTCTCATGATCTTCATAAATTCTTTCCAATCATCATTAGCTGCAATAACTTGACAACCTGCTGACCATTTATCTACTTGTGTAGATTTTTTACCAGCATATTTAGTAGCTCTATGAATATTTATTCCAAATAAACCTGTTTGTGTATTTTCAGTATTAAGATTATATAGATCATCTCTATTATCATCTCTATATACTGTAACTGGTTTACATTGACCTAATGCTTCATATCTACCTTGATGTTTTCTAATTTTATGAGATCCTGGATATTGCCCTTCTTTAAGAATTGCAACACCTTCTTCTCTCATAATATTTTCAACCCAGTGTGTACCTGGATCAGTTGTACATGGAAATTCATGATAACACCATTCACCTTTATTTTTATATGATACAGTAATTAAATCATCAAATCTATTTGTAACTTTATTGGCAGTTTCAGAATTTCTTATTCCAACTATATTTACATTATAATCTCCAGATTCAAAAAATCTATAACCTTTTGTTCCTAAAGTTCTTTTTATATGCTCAATACTATACCTCATTGCTTTGACGTTTTAAAGTTTTTTTAATTTGATTTGCAACTTCAAGACCTTTTTCTGCAGCATTTGCAGGAGTCATTGATTTTACATTTGGACCCATTTTAGGTTCTCCTTCAGCTTCTGGTGCAGGAGCCATAGTTTGAGCAATAAACATTTGTGCTTGTAATCTTTCAGCACGTGTTTTTTCAATGTCTCTTAAAAGTTGTTCATATTTTAATTGAGTTTCTAAGTGTGGAATATTACCTTCATAGTATTCAGTAATTTCTTTTCTTTTTTCACCTAACTGTTCTTTAGACATTTTTTTAGGATCTAAACTTTCTACAGTTTCTGTAGTTGATTTTGTTGCCATTTTAATATATTTTAAATTAATAATAAACAAATATATATAAAAAGTTTAAATAAAAAAAGTTTAATGTATTTTTTTTAATGATAACCGTTTAATAACTCTAATAGGTCA